TTGCTAGCCACCAACAAGTCAGCGAGATACTCCTGCTGGTCACGCAGCGCAGCCTGGAGGGCCTCGAATTGTTGGGGGGCATTGACTCCTAGGAAGCCGGTGAGGGATTGGAGGGTTATTCGGCGGGGCACTTGGGCATAACATCTGTCCCAAGTGACATGTAGACACGACCAACCATACTGCGCTGCGTATTCGCTGTGTAGCCGCAGTTCTTCCTCCCAATCTGGTTGCAGATGCGTCTGAAGCATCCAACGCAGATACAGGCCTACTGCTGCGGCTTTCTCACAATCGCTGCTCTCGGTGCCGTCGACGTTTAGTGCTGCCCTACTCACCGCTGAGGTGCTTAGATCAACCATGAATGAGCAGACTTCATCAGCGAGTCTGATCCTGGTGTCACTAGCTCCTTCCCACGGGAACGGGGCACTGCCTATGTCTTTGGCGTGTTTCTTTCCATCCCTAGACTGTCCAGTCCATGATGCAAATCGGGTTTCATCGCCTTCCCTGACTCTGAAAGTCAATCGCTGGTCACTGTATGACCTGCGGAAGTCTGATCGTAGTTCGGCGACGTTGGGTTCTGTCGTCGCCATGAGTTTGTCCTCGTAGCTGTGGCTCATAGTTAGTAGCTGCCGACTGATGTGGAGTATTCAGCAGTGCGCTCAACGTGCATCGGATCCATCAGAATCATGTATCTGAGGCAATCGATTGGGTCTTTGCTTGCGCCTTTGTCCGAATCGGCATTGGTCCATGTCTTCAAGCTGTAGATCAGGTTTTGGCATTCCTCACTGACATACAGCTTAGGTTCGTTCAACACGGACACCTCCTGACTCATGTTGTATCCAAACAGGTTGTTCACCAGCGCACATGACTCATCCACGGTCACCATAGGTGCAGGCACAAACAACAAGCCGTCCTTGGTGATCTCACCTCCAGCACCTCGGTCAGGTGCAGCAAGCAAGTCAATCAGGCTTTGATTGTGCTCACGTTGACTCAGGACAGCGGTTCTGCCTGCTCGTGGATCGATGTAGCGCTCGTGAATTCCACCGTCGTTACGTTCTAGCTCCCGGATCAGCTGCTTGTATTGACTCAGGTTGCGACCGCAGTCGGCTGTCTGAGCCGGGCCTTTCTTGCCGTCTAATTTGGACGATGGCAAAGCCCACTCACCATAGTTAGGCATGTCTGGCCACTCCCTGTAGACAAACACTCGCCCTAACTCATCCACACGTGCCCAAAGCATAAACCAGTTCCTGTCACCAGGAGTCGGATCAACGCACATGTAGTTTGTCCCGTTCTTCGGGATCTGGTCCTTCGATACGATGTTCGCATCAGTGAACCTCGGGAATTTGCCAGTGATTGGGTTGCTCACGTAGCCATAGCCACGAATCTCAACCTCCTCACGCGTTCTCCCGGCTAGGGTTTTCTTCATGCGGTCGAAATCCGTGTAGGGATTCCACTCGCTGAAGAACCACATGATTTTGCCGTTACCACCACGAGTTCTGGCGGTGTATGGCATTTCGCCTTTCGGAACACCTGCTATCGATTGAGGAGACTTTGAGTCCAGCAATTTAGCTGGCCGAGTTGACTCAATGATGGCTCCTTCCATAGCGTCCTTCACGGTTGGCGTGTAGCCATCTATCGGCGTGAAAGTCACGACCAGCTTGCCTTTACGGCTGACAAGCCTGTATCTCAAAGTCTGTATCCACTGCAGCGGAACAAGCTCATCACACCAAATCAGGTCGAGCTCAGTTCCTTCGAGCGTGCCAAGCTCCTGTGTGTAGTTCTTAAACCAGCATTGGCTGTGGTTTGGTCCTACAAACGTGCGGTTGCTAAAGCCGTTCTTCTGGCTAAACCCGATGTTCACCACAGAACGAACTGAGCGTTTCTGCTCCTTCCACTCCAGTGGCAAATACTCCCAAACATACGGTTGCTGAACCTGAATGCTGCTGTCGTTGCTACTATGACAACACCAAGCAGCAAACTTAGGATTGTTCACCATCGCTCTGACAACCCTGCTGGCTATCCACCTCGACTTGCCTGCTCGGTTTCCACCAAACACATACAGGATGTCGATGTTTGGATCCTCCAAAGCAGCGTCAGCGTCCTTCCAATGCGTGAACGCAGACTCACAGTTGTGATGATCCATCCCGTAGGTGTATGGATCCTTGCGTTCCAGCTCAATCAGCTGCTCGCGCTGCTGGTAATACTGCTCAAGAACACCTGCTTCTGACATCCGCTCTGCTTCTTCCCGTGTAGGAATCGACAGAATCGGATGTGGAGTCCATCTAGTCGTCGTCTGACTCAATTTCTAGGTAGAAGCTGTCGTTGGTAGCCTCAGACCAATCATCTATCCAGGGACCGTCTAAACTGTCCCAAAATCGCAGTGTGACTGCGCTTGTTTCCCACATGCACCCACAGATGACAGCACACTCCTCGATCGCTTCCTGGGCTTTCTCAGCGTCCTCAAGGCACTGCTCAGTGTTGAACCTGAATATCTGTGATGCAGCTACCACCGATGCAATTGACGAGGCAGTCCACGTGCTACCACTCGTCCTGAATCCTGCTCAACCCAACATGGAAAGCTGAGGCCTTTCTGGAACCTCATGTTGTCCTTCACATGCACAATCCCGACATCAGTTTCGATAAGGCGACGGTTCAGTGGTCGCTTGGTTACTGTGACCCATCGTTCTTCCCGACCGGCTTTCCATCGAAGCTCAGGCGATTCAAGCATCGTCCTGCGTTTGGCTCGTTTGCCTCGGGTCCGTGGCTTGGTTGTTGTGTCAGTCATTAGCTAAAGCAGAGTCAAACCTGTCGCGGCAGTAGCCACACAGCACATCCCATGGTTGGTGTTTGTTCTTCAAGGCATACCACCCATCATCCAGTGCGGTTGAGTATGACTGGGAATCACCGCAGCAGTTGCAGGTGAGGCGTCTTCCGCTAGTGCTTTTGTCATTTGTTGTGTTTGTGGGCATCCGCTTGGCTGTCGCTGTGTTTGAGAAATCGTGATCCCCCCCGCCCCCTAATCGGTGTCAAATTGCCTCATGCTTCGCACAATAACCCATATGTTTAATTGAGTCATTCTGAGCCACTGTCATCAACGACCTCTGCTTCAATCACTTGCGAGGGCTTACATTGATCCTTGAGCTGATTGAGTGCTTTAGGTGTCAGTGAAATCGTTCTGTGTTCAACTACTGTCGAAGGTTGACCGCTGATCTGGACGATTTTGTCGGTGAAAATACCAACAGCTACGGGTAAACTCTGCGCCTTCACCTCACCTGCCTCTAGTGCCTCATGATACTTGCTCACACACAGGTCTCGTGTGCGTGTAAGACGTTGGAGGATTTGATCTTGAGAGGTTGCTTCAACCTTCTCAGCAGTCTCAATTGCTTTGAGGGTTTCCCTGCTTGTGTTGAAGACACGTGTGAGTGAGTCATGGCCAATGCCCTCCTTGAGAGCTTTGACGATGGCTTGGTATCGTTCAGGGTCTTTCTTCTTGAGTTCCTGACCTGTGGTGAGTGTTGCTCCAGGGTCTCTGGCACCCCACTGTGTAAGACTTCTTGCTGGCATCTAATACCTGATGGCTGGCTATCGTATTGCCAACCGCCCTCCCAATTATCTGGGGTGTATTACACCTAGTCAATACTTGGCGGCAAGAAATCTGAAGAAAGTTACAGATTGCCTAAAGCGGAGGTATGGTAGGTATGTTTTTCGACTTTGGACGAACTTCGAGCAGCACCAACAACCCCAGTGCCTCCTTTGATTGTTGGCTAAAACCTGAAATCTATACTGACCATACCTCCGGATTGAGTTCTCAGCCCTACCTATGGTAAAACCGGGCCATCATGAGAAAGCCCGCTATGCATTCCATCTGGTTGGTGTTGGTTCTTTCAGTTCTTAGCTCCAGCGTTCGCGGTGGCACAGTTGGTGACCTCACCTACAGCATTACTGATGGTCAGGTTGTGATTACAGATTGCGATACGTCTGCTGAGGGTGAGTTGACCATCCCTGCTGAAATTGAGGGCTTACCCGTCACCAGCATTGGGGATGCGGCTTTCTTTCGCTGCAGCAGTCTGACCTCGATCACCATACCTGAGGGAGTCACCAGCATTGGGAATGAGGCCTTCCACAACTGCTCCAGCCTAACCTCGATCACCATACCTGAGGGCGTCACCAGCATTGGGAATGGGGCCTTCTGGGGCTGCAGCAGTCTGACATCAATCACCATACCCGACAGCGTCACCAGCATTGGGCGTGGCGCCTTCATACGGTGCGGCCTGAATTCAATCACCATCCCTGATGGGGTCACCAGCATTGGGGGTTATGCCTTCTGGGATTGCAGCAGGCTGACCTCGATCACCATCCCAGATAGTGTTACCAGTATTGGTGAGCAGGCCTTCCGGAACTGCAGCAGCCTGGCGTCTATCGCCATTCCGGGCACAGTCAATAGCGTTGGGAATGCGGCCTTTATTGGCTGCGGCAATCTGACCACATTATTAATACCTCTGAAGTTTCATTCTGAATCTGAGGCTACCCGCCTAGGCCTTGATAGCAGTCTATACCCAGAAGGCTTTTTACCTCCTGATCCTCGCGCAGTAGCCATAGCCATTCTTTCCAACGGTTTTGTGGTGGATGCTCACATCAACTTTCCTGGTGCATCATATGTTGAGGTTCCTAAAGTCACGATAATCGGTGGCGGTGGTCAGGGAGCTGAGGCAGTGGCTTACTTGAGTGATCAATTTTCGATTGAATCGATCAAAATTACTAACGCAGGCAGTGGCTACACCTCACCTCCTAAAATCATAATCGATCAACCGACCACCATGACGATCCCACACCGATTCAGCCTACTTCCAGAATCTCAACAGGGCTTCAAAGGCGAAGAAATACTCGTTCCGTTCAGGGTGGAGGATTACCTCTACATCACAGGGTTCCAATTTAGCCTTGCTTGGGATCCGGAGATTATGAAACTGGTGACAGAGGGTGATACCGGGAATCAGGTAAAACTCGGCCAAGTCGCTGTGTTGGGTGAATGGCCGAACTTTAAGCCAATGCTTACCTCCAGCAACTTTGGAATTCAGGAGCCAGGTAGTCTTACGTTTCTTTGGGATGAGGCTTTAAATCCTGAGTTAGGGCAAACACTTGTCGACGATACTGTCCTGTTCAGCCTTGCTTTCCAGTTGGTAGGTGCCGGTGGAAGTAGCACCACCTTGTCGGTGGTTGAAACACCGACAGCCATCAGGGCATTACACAAATCGGGAATTGAAATCCCGCTGTATACTGAGGAAGCCCTCATTGAAGTCTCTGATGCAATTAGTCTTACTGGGGCTATCACGTTGTTCGGCGAAGGTCTAAAACCAATACCATGGGTAAAAATACTCACTCGTCAAGGCGCTGAGACTGTCACGACCTTCGCAGACGAAGGAGGGCAATACCTGGTAAGCATCGAGCCAGTTTTTGACTATCAGCTGACAGCAAGTCTTGCCTCCAGAGAATTCCCAAGTGCGGGTGTAGATGTTTCAGACATCATCATGCTGCGTAAACATATTCTCAATCTCGAACGCCTTCCAAACAACATGTCCATGCTTGCTGCTGACGTAAACCGAGACGGATTTATCGAT